CGCGCTGGGCTTCGTCAAGCGCCCTCGCGCCTTCGGTCCCCTGGCCCGTGACCTCGTTCAGCCGGCTCTGGGACTCCTGGAGTTGATCCTGAGCATCGAGGACTCCCAACTGGGCTTCCCGCAGGGAGAGTTGGGCGTCCTTGACGCCGTCGGTGTCCCCCTTCTTGCGCGCTTCGTTGAGAGCCTTCTGCGCTTCAACGACCCGTCGTTGTGCGCGCTCGACACCCAGCATCGACGAGGTCACGCCACGTTTGGCGTCGTCACGGTTCTCGGGGTCACCGCCGCTGCGAAGGGTGTTCAGCCGCTCCTGAGCGTTGGCGAGGTCTTCCTGCGCAGCCGTGACCGACCGCACGGACTGGGCGAGCGCGTACTGTGCGTCCGACACTGCCTCGGCGTCGACCTTGCCTTTGCGGAGCAGCTCGTTGAGGCGCTGCCGTGCATCGGAGACGCGTTCGCTGGCGTCCCGCACTCCACGGTCGGCGTCAGCCACGCTGTGTTGCGCGGACGCCGTTCCGAGGAGGACGCCGCGCAGTGACGTAACCGCGGCCTCTTGTTCCTTCGCCCTCTCCTCGGGCGACTTCATCGCCTCGGCCAGCGCCTTCTGCTCGGCCGCAGCCTTGGCGGATGCCTCGGCGAGTCCCTGCTGGGCGCCCTTCAACTCATCGGATGAGGCGGCACCTGAGAACAGCAGACTGGCGTAAATCGCCTGCGCTTTCCCGGCGGCTTCGCTGGCCGTCGACGACTTCCCCATCGCATCGGCGAGTTGCTGCGCCGATGTTGCCGTTTCCTTCTGCCGCTCCTTCAGAACGCCGATCTTGAGAAGCAAGCTGTCGAGCGGCTTGTGGGCGCCCTCCGGGACAGTGAACCACTCCTTCGGTGGCGTCTGAAGCGGCTTGAGTGCACCACTCGTCAGCCACTCGGGAGCCTTGAACGAGTTCACCGTTCGGATCAGCGAGGTCAGGATGCTTACTGCGCCGCTGGCGGCTGGGACCAGCGATTGGCCCAGCTCGGCAGAGAGGTTTTCGACCTCAGCACTCAAGACGCGCTGCTGGTTGGCGAGACTGCCTGACGTCCTTGCGAAGTCGCCTTGTGCTTGTCCGGTCTGCTCGAGGATCAGCTGCGAACGGACGAACACCTTCTCCTGTTCGGACAGAGCGCCAGCCGTCCCACCGATCCCCAGTTGCAGCGCCTTGTTCTTGACTGCCGTCTCGTTCAGGAGGATGCCGTACTTGCGAAGCGGCTCGGCCTCACCGACCAAGCCGGACTTCAATGCCTGGGTTGCATCCTCGATGGAGGTGTTCTTGAAGCTGGCGAGGTCTGCCGCCAGCTGCGTGAACCCCTCGGAGAACTTGGCAGTGAGATTGGGTCCGATGCCGAGGGTGTCAAAGAGCGTGCCGAATCCGTTCGCCGCCTCCAACGCTGCACGCTGGGACTGCCCGAAGGACTCGGCGCCGCCCTTGGCCCACCGCTGCACTTCGGCCGAGTTCTTGCCGAAGACCACCGTCGTCGCGCTGATCTGCTCTTGAAGATCGCTCGCCGCCTGAATGCCCTTGACTGCAAAGATCGCCAACGCGGTGCCGGCGGCGGCGGCGCCCGTGACAATCCCGGCCTTCAGTGCTGACCCGCTGAGACGCCCCTCGATCCCGAGGGCACTCATCGCCTTTCCGGCGATCCCAGAGGACTTGCCCATCTTGTCCGACTCGGTCGAGACCTTGCGGAACTCACGAACCGCACCGCCGGTTTCGGCGTCGATCTTGATGAGGAAACGTTCGACGAGGCCGGGCATCAGGCTAAGGACTCGTTCAGGAGCTTGAGGTCACGGATGCTCTGCTGGCGCGTGACGTTGGGGGGCCATCCGAACCGCTTGTAGGCCCAGCAGACCCACTTGTCGAAGTGCCGTCCGTGGCCTCCTCCGATTTTGGGATGCCGTCCTCGAACTCCACCGGGAGGTCGTCTTCTTCGACCCAGCGGACGTGGTCGAGCACCTTGTTCAACTTGATCGCGCCGACGAACGCGATGGCGTCCTTCCTATCCATGTGTGTGGACAGGAAGGTGATCGCCATCGCGCGGAAGGCCGAGCCGTGGAGGACGGGGTTGATGTCCAGCCACGACTTGCCCATGAGCTCCTCGATTCGCACCGCCTCCTCGACCGTGAGGTCGTCGGAGGTGAACTCGTGGCCGTCGAGGTTGAAGATGAACGGCATCAACCGACCTTCGACCACACGCCATCGGCGGCCCACGAGCCGGAGATGGTCGCGGCGCCGTCGACGGGGAACTCCTCGGAGGTGTCGTAGAAGGCGTAGCCGTAGAAGTACTTCGTCGGGTCCGAGATGTTCGGATAGACGTAGGTCTTGCGGCTCACGCCGTCGGTGGCGGCGGTGTAGAACTGCGCCGTCGAGTCGTCCCAGAACCCCGAGTAGGAGCCCTTGGCGTCGGGGAGACCCTGGACGTAGGCCTTGTTCGTGTCGCCGTAGGCGGTCACGTCGAAGCGATCCACGGCCCGCTCATGCGACCAGGACTTGATGAAAGGGACGAGCGCGGCGTTGCTGCTTCCCGCGATGTCCACGTAAACACGGCAGTTACGGCCCGCTATGCGTGCGATGGCGTTACCTCCAATGGGAAAGGCCACCCCTCGCGGGATGGCCTTCGGCTGGTTGTTGCCGGGTAACCCCCCGGCAGGGGGGACTACTGCTCGAGCAGCGTCAGGAGACGGCGAGCGGAACTGATGAACGTGCGGTCGGCCACGGCTTCGCGGGCCCGTTGCCCAAGCTCGCGGAGGTCGTCCTCGGGCTGTGCGAGCCAGTGGCGAAGTTGGAAGCTGAAGTCGGCCGGCGTGTCGAAGGTGGGCAGGAACCCGAGCACCTCGTCACCTTCACCGCCCCGCTGGCGGAGAAAGGGAACGCCGCAGGCGGCCAGCTCGACCTCTCTGGGCCCCATCGCCCACCCGCGGGCCAGTTCAGGGCGCTGTGCTTCGATTCGGTAGAGGTTGGCACTGAGCTTGGTGGAGGCGTAGAGGTCGACCGCGTCGGAGTTGTCGACGCAGTCATGGATGTCGTGCGCCAGGAACTTGCGGAGCGGCGAGCCGTCGTCCGTCCCGGCCCAGGTGCCGGCAAAGCACGCGTCGACGCCGGCCCAGTCGACCTTCTCGAAGAACTCGATTCGTGATGGGTACCCGGTGCCGACGAAGCAGAAGTCGGATGCCAGGTCGGGCTGTGAGGGGCGAGGGCGATGGACGTCGGGGTCGTAGTTGTGAGGCTGGTACTCGGTGCGTCCGTACTCTCGGAACAGGCGCAGGTTCGTCGGGTCGTTGATCAGGTTGATGTCCGCATACGGAGCTAGCCGCACCTGACGGTCGTCTTCAAACGGAGACTCGGTGTGCATGAGGACGAGCTTGTGCCCGCGCGCCTTGATGACCTTGAGGATGAACTGCGGCACGAAGAAACACGACGTGATGAAGACGATGTCGGGCCAGAACTCGTAGCAGGCGATCTCTATGCCCTTGGAGGCGTTGTGGAACGCCTCCCCCTCGTCACAGACCTTGGTCATCCCCTGGTCGGTATTGACGTAGGCGTTGCTGTAGAACCCGATCCGATCCGCCAGGTTGAGAGTGCGGACCTCGTGCCCGAGCTGCTTGAACGCCCGCGCCCACCCGTTGTGAACGTCCTGGACGCTGAACATGAAGCCGGGCTCAATGCAGAGAATCCGCATCAGAAGTAGTCCTGTCGACCGACGTTGAGGAGGTTCGTTGCGATAAGCGCGTCGAGGTCCGCGTCCCAGTCGATCTCCCACGAGCTCGGCCCGAAGCCACCGTTGCTGCCGATCTTCACATCGACCGCAGGGATGAGCAGGTCGAGCTGGTCCTGCGCCGTCTTCGCGTCCGCCCGCGCGGTATCGGCGTAGATCCGCACCGCCAACACCCAGTCATCCGGGGTGAACCCGGCAGTCGCGATGGTCACCGAGAAGGGGTGGGTCATCTGCTTTGGTTCGTGGTCGTAGACATGGATAGACGAGGTGTCGACGCCCGTTGCGGAGAAGGTCGGAGCATTGGCTGACCAGAGGAGCGCGTAGAGCTCGGCCTTGGCAGCCGCAACCGTGGTGCGGCTCATCCGAAGTACCGGTTCAGTGACGCGGACTGTTCACGGGCCATCACCTTCGGCACCAGCGGGAGGACGCGATTGACGCCCTTGGCCCACGGATGCTTCCCACGCGTGCCGGGGTGCTTGGCGAATCGCCGCGGCCCGGTCCCGGCGATGTTGATGGCCCCGCCCTTCTTCTTCGGGGTGATCGTGTGGGGCTTCGTCCCACGTTCGATCAGGTGGAAGGGTCCGGTTGCCCGCACCAACGCCGTCGGGTTCTTGGTGCCCTTCACGTCGTAGCGGACGCCGATCCTGGCGCCCTTCTTCCCCACCCCGCGGAGTCGTCCCCCACGCACTCCAACGCGCACGAGCTCGGCTTGGACCGATTTCTTCACCATCAGCGCGGACTTGCCGACGCCGTCCCTTGCGGCGCCCTCGATCGCTCCTGCAGCACCCCGCAACTTCCGGGACAGTTCGCCGGCCGACCGAGACGTTCCCATCAGGCCACCGCCGGGGCTCGCCGTTCGTCTGCCAGCAGTTCGAGCACGGCGTTGGGCACACCGAAGGTGGGGATGCCCGTGGCTTCCTGCACGCCGAACGTCGAAGAACCACCGACGCCCTGCTCGGCCCGCCACAGGTGACTGAGCATGATGACCGCCGCCTGCTTGAACTTCGGAGCGACGGAGAAGGTGTCGTCGTACCGCCCGGCGAGGTAGGTGACCTTGACCCGCTGGGCACCGAAGGTGCCGTCGGACCATGTCGAGCGCCGGTGCAGGATGCCCGTCGTCGGGTCGAAGTCGTAGTCGGTGGCCGTGGAGGTGGTGAGACCTTCAGCCGTGAGGGTCTGCGCCGTCCCGCTTGCGTACTCCGTCACCGAGATGATCTCCGACGCCGCGGTCGGAGATGCCGGCGCCTGCCGAAGAACGATGGACCGCCCGCCACCGGGGTACTGCTCGTCGGTCACCGTCCGCTTGACGATGGGTCCGCACAGATCATCCAGTCGCTGGGAGACGGCGGTGATGTAGGACTCCAGCTCGGAGTCGAGGCTCCAGTCCACGTCCTGCACGTTGAGTGCGGCCCTGGCTTCATCGAGGGAGACGAGGTCGATAGCGGTTGCTGCCATGTCTCAACTCCTCGCCAGTTCGGTGGTTCGCAACGGCGCCGGGTCGTAGACGGTCGGGGTGGCGAGGTAGTCCTTCCACTCGACCTCGAGCTCGGCGTCGCTCAACGCGCCGAGGCGGCGCCAGTGAATCCCGAGCTCGGGATGCAGCCCCTCGCCGCCCGCGTCGTAGGCGGCCTTGCCTTGCCTGACCTTGTGGACGAAGTGTTCGTAGGAGCGGTACTGGAACTCCCGAAAGGCGACCAGCCCCTGGCCGTAGGCGCCTGGGTGCTCCACCCGGTGGTTGCCTTGGGCGATACGGATGGTGGGCAGGTAGCGGAAGCAGACCTTGGACTGCGGGCAATCTCGCCCCGCTCTGCGATGCACCATGCGACGGATCGGGTCGGACTCGTCGGGATCGTCGTCGTCGTGAGGGATGTGGTACATGCCCTCGACCCACTGAACCGGGTGTACCGCGTTTCGCAGCACGTCACCGAGCCGGCCGTGTGGGGAGTACCACAACTCGTCGGCGTCAAATGCCACGATGTACGTCGCCCCCCGTTGGCCGGCCATGTGGGCGAGACGAGTCATTTTGGCCGACTGGAAGTAGGCCGGCTCGGGGTCGTCCACCACTTCGACGGGGGCGTGCTTGGCGAAATCGGCGAGGTGATCGCGGGTGCCATCTGTCGAGCCGTTATCGGCCACGATGATGAGGTCTATGCCCTCGGCCAGCAGGTGGCGGATGATCGTCGGGCCGATGTCCGCCTCGTTCTTCCACATCGAAATGGCGGTGATCACTTGACCACTCCCACGGTGATCCCTCGCGGCGTGGGGAAGTGGACGAGGTCGAGATACTTGGACAGGTGGAACTCGATCTCACCACGCAGATCGCGGCCACCGTCGAAGCTCCCGTGGTTCTCGGCGGTGTCGTGGAAAGCCACCACCGTGCCGGGACGCATGGAGGGAAGAAATCGCAGGAACTCGGGGACCCGCGTGTCCCAGTTGCTGTCGAAGAAACCGAAGTCGATCGTCTCGGCCGGTGAGTAGTCCAGCGAGCTACCGCAGACGAACTCCACCGGGAGCCCCTTACACCGCCCTCGCCCGTCCTTGATCCGGACCGCTTCGATGTCGATGCTGACCAGTCGGCCGTGGCCGTTGCGCTTCAGTGCCGCCCCGATGGTCTGCGATGTCTGAGCGAAGGCCGTGCCCGTCTCGATGCAGAACTCGGGCTGGAGCCCACGCACTAGCCCAGCGAGCAGATCGGAGACTTCGACCTCGGTGGACTCGTCGTCGGAGGACGTCCACCACTCGGGGTGGGGGCAGGCAACGGTTGGGCCGGTGAAGCGAGCCTCGGATTCGATCACCGCACGCTCCCCGCAGCCCTGACGTTGCCGACGTGTAGACAACGCGGCTTGTCCTCTCGCCGCCCCCAGTAACCGAAGACGTAGCCCTGAGCCAGGAGTCGCTCAGTCTGGCGGGGTTCGCTGCCCTCCTCGAAGCCTTGGGAGAAGACCCGCCGGGGAACAAGGCAGGGGTTCAAGGAGAAAAACAAGCGGTGCTGAACCCATGCGTGACCGAGCGTCTCACGGTCGGTGCATTGGTCGGCGTAGAGCTGGATGATCCCACCCGCGTCCACTTCGGGTTGGCTCCACGGCTGGCGGAGGAGACACAGGCTGGCGAGGTTCTCCTCTGCATCGAGGACAGCTGCCATGCCTTCGACGTCAACCCCCTGGGTGAGGATGAAATCTTCTTCGACTGAGAAGACGAAGTCGGCGTCCTCTACCGCACCCCATCCCACTCGCACCGCTCCCGACGCCGTGTATTCGTGGTCAGGGTCGTCCACGATCACCCGCTGGGTGATGAACTCATTCGGGAAGAAGCGGTCGATGGAAGCGAGGCAGCGGGGGAGGTAGCGGTCGCCGCGGTCAGAGATGACGACGACGGCGACCCTCCTCATACGCGGTCACCCATTCGGAAACGTGGTCGTCGATGTAGTACCGCTCTGCCACCATCCGTGCGCCCTTGCGGAGCACGTCGAGGTTGTCGATGGTTCGCTCCACCGCAACTGCCCAGGCGTTCTTGCGAACGAGGTAGCCGTTCGTTCCCGGCTCGATGTAGGCCCGATACTCCCGCGACGGGGATGCCACCGCGGGCACTCCCATTGCGTTGCTCTCGAGTCCCTTCACCCACGACTTGCAGGCGTTGAACTTGTTCTGGGCTAGCGGGACGAGGCTGACGTCGAAGTTGGCGAGCATGGCCGGTAGGTGCGAGTAGGGCCGCAGGTGCTTGGACAACTCCGTCGGCTTCTGTCCCACCATGTCCGGTGTCGTCAGCCCATCGACTCCCAGGTACTCGAACAGCTCGGGCGAGCCGGCGGAGACGAGCGTGACCTCCGGGTGGTCGGCGAGGAACTGCGGCAACCAGGGCTTGAGCAGCTCGAGGTCGCCGCCGCGCCAGTGGAACGCCCCCATCCACCCGAGGTAGACCCCGTTGTGCGCTCGCCGGTACTTCCCCTCGTTGCCCGTCCAGATGTCAGGGTCGAGGTAGTTCGGCAGCAGAACCGTCCGGTTCAGCTTGGCGTAACCCTCGACGAGCTCGGGGGTGGAACAGGTGATGAAGTCGGCCTCGGCCATCGCCTCATGCATGAACCCGATGTCGGGCAGGGCGTGGGCCGGGTTGTACTCCGGCACATCGAAAAACCAGTCGTCCGTGTCGTAGACGACGAGGCAGTGGCGCTTGGCCTTGCGAACGACTTCGGGGACAAGGTCGCCCATGATGCGGGAGATCACCAGCACATCAGGCTCGCCCCGCACCCGACCGTCCGCCGCCTGTTGGATGGATTCGTCGTAGTAGGCGACGTCCCACCCCAGCCGGCGGAGCGCCTCGCCGGGGGTGTGGCAGCGGTACTGCGCCGTCCCGCCGGCCTGGCCCGCCCAGAAGGCGATGGAGGGCACTACTTCTTGCGCTTGGCCTTGGTGGTTGTCGCCTCGGGCTCGACGGACTTGTTCTCGGCGGCCTGGACCGCTTTGGCGGCGGCGCGCTGCGCCTCGCGCTCCTCGGGGGAGTGCGTGGTCGGCACGGGGGTCTTGTAGGGCTTCGTGCCGCTGACGCCGTCGTCGGGGACCGGGTCACCGGGTTCGTTAGTCGAGATGGCCCGCTCTGCGAGCACGCCATCCTCCCACCGCTTGCTCGGGCTGTGGACCATCGGGACTCCTTTCGGGAGCGGCCATGAAGCACGCTTCCGTGAGTTGCATGACGTACAGATCGGACGGAGGTTGGCGAGGATGTGTGGCCCACCGACGACTAGCGGCTTGACGTGGTCGATGGCTTGAAAGGGAGCCCCGCACACCCAGCAGCGGCCACCCCAATAGGCCACCTTCGCTGCCAGTTGTTCGGGAGTGAACTTGATCGTGACGGCACCGTGCCGACGGGCGTAGCGGCGGCGCGTGTTCTCCCGAACAGCGCCAGCGAGATTGTCCTTGACCCACTTCGCTTTGTATTGCCTCGCCTTATCGGGATTGGCCGCTTGCCAGGCAGTCGCCCGACGCTTGGCGACCTCCGGGTTGTCGCGGTACCGCTGGCGGGCCTTGGCCTTTATCGCATCGCTATTGGCCGCGTAATACGCATCCCGAGCTGGCCGACGTTTCTCACTGTGCTTTGCCCAGTCCGCTCGGTCGACCGCGCGCTTGCAAGATCGGCAGTACGGAAACAGGCCATCTCGCCAGCCCTTGTGCTTGCTGAACTCCGACGTTGGCTTGGTCTCACCGCACTTAGCGCACCGCTTACCATCAGCCACGTCGTCACCTCGCAGTAGGTGTCGGCCAGGCCGGGGGGTGTTGACGCACCGCCCCGGCCACTGGCCTACATCTTACCGCTGAGGTGTGACAGTTAGACGCTCGTCACAGTCGAGAAGGCCTGGGGATCGAGCACGCCGAACGCCCATCTTCCTTCACAGAGGATGGCGAGCAGATTTCGCACGAACCAGTCGCTGTGCGAATCCGACACCGTGATCGAGATGCCCTCACGCTGCCAGAGGACGGCCTGCCTGAAGTCTCCGACGAGTGCCGTGTTCTCCGTGACGCTCTCGCTGATGACGACCCGGAGGCCCCACAGCATGTTGAGCTGATCCGCGGATGCACGGGGGTCGGCGATCATGTAGTTGGCTGCCGAGTTCGTCCCGTCCCCACTCTTGGCAAGCAGGAAATTGGTCGAATACCAATCATTGGGATGGATGACCAGGGCTGTCGCGCGCCGCCTGCCCGTGACTCGGACCTTGCGGATGGCGTCCACGATGGCGTCGATGTCCGTACCGGTGGAGCCGACCGTCTCGATGCTGGCGTTGAGGATGCCGGTGAAGTTCTCGCCGGTACCCGAGCCGCCGACGATCTGGTCCTCGAGCTCCTCCTCCAGGCCGTAGCGCAGGAAGTTGTCCACGAGGGTCCGCACCTGCGGGGCGTCCGAAGCCGCTCGCTTGGTGATCGGCATCCAGTGGGCGATCGTCTTGACCGTGGTCGAGACGACTTCGAGCGCCATGTCCGACTCGGGCTTGGTGCCCCAGGTGGACGTGTGGGCCGAGGCTTCCACGACCGGGCTGGCGTTGTTGGTGCGGCCGGTGACCCGGACGTACTCGACTGTGTCGGACTCGGTGGTGCCCTTGGTGACGAGGTCGGTGACGTTCAGCTCCCGGAAGCCGACGAGGTCGGTGATCGGGGCGTAGAGGTCGTTGCGGACTGCGGCGCCGGCGGAGGTCGCCGAGGTGCCCGTGAGCAGGGCCTTGCCGTCCACCTGGAACACACCCGACTGGATGCCCTTGGTCGAGGACGGGATGATCCCGTCGCGCCCGGCGTAGCGGGCCTTGAAGTCGCCGTAGGCCGGGGACTCGGTGAACAGCTCGCCGAGCGTCTTGCCCGCCGTGTCCATCGAGAGGCCCGACACGGTCAGGTCGTGCTTGTCCGCCGCGGTCTCCTCCCGATCGCCCGAGAGCGAGGCGAGGAACGCCTTCGTGTCGGTGAGGTTGCCGCTGATCTCGGCCTCAGCCTTGATCTCCTCGGACAGCCGCTTGGAGTCGGCCATCATGTCGATGAGCTTGGAGCGGTCGTCGGAGCCGAAGTCGCCCTTGGCGTCGGCGGCATCCGCGATCGCCTGCATGTCGTGGACCAGCTTCTCGAGCTGCTCCCGCTTGGTAGCCATTGAGGCCACCCCTTTCGTGAACGCGAAGCAGCCCGCCGAGTGGCGGGCTGCGGTTGGGTTGTGGTGGGTGGCGCTAGGTGAGGAGCGCCTGGGTGGCTTCGGCCCGCGCGATTGCGAGTCGTGCCAATGCCACGGTCACGTCAGCCAGAGACTCGGCGGCGGGAGCGGCGGAGTCGTCGGGGTCGGTGGTGGTGGACTTCTTGAGAACATCGAACTCAGCCGCTGCACCGGCTGGGCCGAGGAGACGTTCGTATCGCTGGATCGCAGCGACAACATCGGCGCCTTTGTCGGCGTCGTCGGCGCACTTGGCGCCGAGTTCCACGAACAGATCGTGTGCGCCTTGGATGCGGCCGGCGTCGCTCGCAGAGTTGCGGGCGCCGACCTTCTCCTCGTACTGCTTGGCAACGAGGACGGCCGCCTCACGGTTCGACGGGATCGACACGAACGAGCCCTCGAGGATCTCGGCCTTGGTCACCGTCGGCACGCCGTCCTTCTCCTCGCGGGCAGCATCCATGAACCCGACGGACATCGAGCCGATGACGCCCTCGGTGACCAGGGTGCGGATCTCCTGGGCGCGGGCGGTCGACGCGAAGTAGCCGCGGACCTTGAGCAGGTCGTCCTCGTAGTAGGGCTGCGCCACGCCGACCGGGTCGTGGAAGTCGTGGAAGGCATGGACGGGGATCGAATCAGGCAGGGGCGCGAACGCGTCCTTCTCGATGATCTCGCCGTCGCGGTCAAGCGTCGGAGCCGACAAGATGGCCTCGAACTCCCCCGTCGGGTCCTCTGCCTTGGTCGCCTTCACCTCGGCGAACAGGAAGCGCTTGTTCATGCCATCTCCTTGAGTCGCGCCCGAAGGCCCGCTACGTCCTCGTTGGCTGCCTTCGACGCCCAGTACGCGGAACGCACCGCAGCCGAGTGACCGTTGAGCCCGTCGACCAGGGCGTCCACGTCGACCTCGTCAAGTGACACCTGCCGCGAGAGCCGGCCCATGACCGTCCGAATGGGGATCACGTCGGCCATCGGCTGATCCTCCGGTGCAGCGGGAACGTCGGCGGGAGCGAGGGGCTCGGCCGCAACCGCGATCGGAACCATCGTCGAGTTGATGAACAGCTGGTCACCACCGGGCAGCGGCGGGCGGTTCTCGAGCTTGCGGATCTCGTTCGGGGTGCTGATGGCCGAGTTGACAGAGGCTTGGTACGCCGTCATGCGAACCTCGAAGTCGCCCCGCAGCACCTCGTCGAGGAGGAACTCGGAGTACACGTCGTCTCCGAAGTCAGGCTCGGTCGCCCCCTGTCGCACCGACCCCCGAAGCTGCGACTCCAGCGTGGACTCGAAACCCTTGAGGTGCGGCGCCATCGTGTCCCGGTACATCGAGCGCATCTGCTCAGTGATGTTGGAGAACGTGGCGTGGTCGAGGATGTGGACGACCGGCGGCGGCACGTCGTAGGCCCCGCAGACTTCCTCACGGTTCAGCTTGCGGGTCTCGATGTACTGCGCTTCTTCGGCGGTGAGGTCGAGCTTCTCGGGCTTCATGCCCTCCTCGAACACCACCGTCGAACCCGTCTTGTCAGCACCGGCGGCGATGGAGTCGAACTGCAGCTTGAGGCGATCCTGCGCCGGCTGGCTGAGATTGCCGGGATGCACCAGGGCGGTGCCCGGTCGGGCGCCACGCAGCCAGAACCCCGACGTGGCGCGCCGGGCTGCGTCCTCGTTCTCCAGCGTGGAGCGGAGCGGCTCGAGCGGCGACATGCCCCGGCACGGGTCGTCGGGGTTGTAGGTCTTGAAGTGGACCATGTCGGACTCGTCGATGTTGTGGATCGTCACGGTCGGGGTGTTGATCTCGTAGACGATCCGACCATCCCGCATCTCCGACTGGACACAGGTGGGGTGCATGGGATGGAGCTCCACCGGCCGTCCCCCGCGGTCGCGCACCTTCAGCCAGAGGGCCTCGCCGTAGATGTCGAAGGTCGACGACGTCCACAGCCACAGACCGAAAGAGTCGAGTCGAGGGTTCGGCTTGCGAAGGAGCGCCGCGTAGGGGTGATCGCGCGCGTCCTGGCGCTCGTCGTCTGCCCCACGCACGTAGGTCTTGAGCGGGAGCCGGGCCGTACCACGGGCCCGCTTGTTCACCACCACGGCGACCCACAGCTGCTTGCGGTAGATCCCCGAGTACGAGGACCAGAACCCCGAGAGCTGGAGGTTCCATGTCGCCGGTGTCCCCCGCCAGACGACGGCGTCGGGGCTCTTGGTCAGGACGCCGCCACTGAGAATCACGGCGCCCTCCTACGGGAGCTGCAGATAGGCCACGTCGGGCCGGAGGATGAGCAACTCACCATCGACCCCCACTGGCTCACGCTTGGGACCGGCATCGAGCTGGGCGGCATCTCGAAGGACCAGGGCTTCGGAGTCCACGAGGTAGAGCACGCCGGAGAAGGCCGAGCCTTCTTTCAGAGTGACGATGCAGCGCTGGCGTAGGCGTTGACGGAGAAGGCGCTTCACAGTGTGATGAGCCCCCGTTCTGATTCGTAGACGCTGGGGCCGGCGTGCTCCCGCATCGACGCCGCCAGCGCGTCCACGAGGGCGGCGATGCCGTCGATCTTCTCCGTGGACTTCTTGCGGTCGGGCTTGATGTTCCCGGCCGAGTCGCTGAAGACCATGACGTTGTCGGCCATCCATCGAAGGATGGGATTGCCGCCGTGCCTCAGCTGCCTCGCACCGAGGAGCCGCTCGAGCTCCTTGGACGGAGCGGAGAGAGCGTTCACGGTCTGCTGCAGCGGCCACACCGTCAGCCCGCCCTCGTCCAGCCGCCGCACGAGGTCGGTGGCGTTCCACGGGTCGTGCGCGATCTCGCGTACCTGGAACCGCTTGGCGTCCTTGTCGATCTGCCGGTAGACCGCGTCGTAGTCGACCACGTCACCGTCGGTGACGGTCAGGAACCCTTCTCGCTCCCACACCTCGAGCGTGGGCCGCATAGCCGTCCGCTTCTCGACCGCCGCTCGAGGGAGGAAGAACCTCGCCAGGACTTGGACTGGATCGCCGGGAAAGACCAGGACCCAAGCGGTGAAGTCGGACGTGGAGGCGAGGTCGATCCCCCCAAAGCACTCACGGCCGGCGAGCTGGTCCTCGTTGACCAGGCCGGCGTTCTCGTCCCATAGCCCGAGGTCGAGCCACCGGACATTGGCTGAGGTCCACTGGTTCAAGTAGAGGCGGCGGAAGGTGTTCTGCCGTTGCGGCTGGTGCTTGGCCTGCCGTGCCTCGGAGCGAAGGAACTCACGGGACACGGACACGTCGAGGTTGGGCTGGGCCTGCTCCCATGTCTCCTCGTTCTCCCAGTCCGCCGACTCGGGAGCGCCCCACCACCGGAAGAAGAACGACGGGTCCTTGATGACCTTGGCGTTGACCTTCTGGCCGTAGTCGAACAGCTCGTAGCAGATCGAGGTCTTGTCGTAGCCGGCGGTGGTGATGGCGATTGTCAAGGGCTGACGCCTCGCCCCCTGGCCCGTGGTGAGCACGTCCCACAGCTCGCGGTTGGGCTGGGCGTGGAGCTCGTCGAAGACCACGCCGTGAGGGTTCAGGCCATGCTTGGTGTAGGCGTCGGCGGAGAGGACTTTGTAGGAGCGGCCATGCTGTTCGAGCACGATCGACCGGCGGTAGACCTTCGCTGCCTTCGACCACGTCGGGTTGGCCTCGACCATGCCCTTCGCTATCTCGAAGACGATGGCCGCCTGTTCACGGTCGGCGGCGGCGGAGTAGACCTCGGCTCCTGGCTCCCGGTCTCCGAACAGGAGACGCAGCGCCATCGCCGCACCCATGGTGGACTTCCCCGCCTTGCGGGGGATACCGATGAGGGCCGTGCGGTACTGGCGGGTCCCGTCAGGCTTGAGCGTGCCGAACAGCGGACGGACGATCTCTTGGGACTGCCAGTCCGCCAGAGCGAGAGGCTTCCCAGCCCACTCGCCCTTGGTGTGGGTGCAGTGCTTCTCGATCCAGGCCGCTACGTCCTCAGAGGATGGCGTCGTCCTCGACATGAACCGCCTCCGGCGTCTTGACCTTCTGCTCGCTCGCCGGCGTCAGCCCGTACTCGGTGGCCCACTTGCGGAGCTCGGCACCCGTCGCCCGTTGGATTCCCACGGCAGGGTGAGCAAGCGTTCCCTGTTTGGCTTCGATCGTCAGCTGGCCGGCATGGAGCGCCTTCGTCGCCCGGACGAAGACCTCCCATGTCTCGCAGTAGGCCGTAAGGCTCGAACGGGTGACCCGACTCAGGAGCCGGAGCCGCTCCAACTCGGGCACGATCCGTCGCCACTCGGCCTTCGCTTCACGGCCAAGCCAAGTCGGCGGTTCGGGCGCGGAGCGAACGAACTTGGGACCTTCGTTGACGGGGCGGCCGGCCGAGTCTTTCCCCGGACCTCGCCCGTTGAGCAACTTAAGGGCTGCTGGCTTGGCTGCTGGCATTGTGCACCCCCTATCCGGCCGCTTGTGCACTCATGCGCAAATCTGCGTGTGGGTGATGTCGTGGTGGCGACCCAGCGGTTGAAACCCCCCGTCACCCCAAGAGCCGGAGTTGATCCCCGTTCGGACCCGTGCGATCGGACTTGCGCCAGTTGCACTCGAAATGAGCGCACTGGACGTTGGCCGGGGCGTCAGCTCCCCCTGCGCTCAGCGGGATGATGTGGTCAATCGTCGGAGCCAAGGGGTCGGGCACCGCTGCGGTTCGCTTGACCTTGCGACCACAGAGTTGGCAGCGCCAACCGTCCCGATCGAAGATGTCGGTCGGGACGTACCGAACGCAGACAGCGCCACGCTTGCGGGCACGTCTCCTGCGCTTCGCCGCCTTCTGCGCTGCTCGGCTAGCAGGCGACCGGTTCAGGCATCGCGGACTACAGAACTTCGGCTTGTTGGTCGTACTCACGAACAGAAACGTCTCACCGCAGGTACCGCATACTGCCTCGGTGGTGGTGCCTCTCGGGGTGTACTCAATAGCGCAACCGCAGGGCTTGGGGTACCGGGTGTACCACCCACCGCAGTAGACACAGGAGCGCCAGTTGATCGGGACGCTGCGACCTACCCACTTCAGGGCGGCGGCGCAGGACAGCGAGCACGCCTTCTGGTAGTGACCGGTGCGCTGATAGGTGTGACCACACCAGTCGCAGATCCGCTCGCCTCGAGTACGGCCTGATCGGTCGCGCTTGCGGGAGTGGGCCGTCCACCTACATCGGTCCGAGCAGAAGCGGCTCTGGTAGTTGGCGCTGGTGTACCCGACTCCACACTCGGCGCATCTACGCTCGTCCATGTCGCTCCCTCTATCCAGGGTTCGGCCACGAGCCGGGGCAGTTCACGCTGCGCCCGGCTCACTTCATTCTATTGCGACCGCCTCTGCTCGAGTTGCACGATCTATGGGCTGCTCGTAGCGGCGAGGCTGGGTCTCCCGGCACAACGTGGTCTGCAGTCCAGGGGTCGGTCGCTCGAGCTCCACCGCCGCAGAGCCAGCAGGTCTCGGCCCGTTCCCGAACCTCACGGGCCCGCTTGGCGTAGCTGCCCAGATAGTGCGGTCGTGAGGCGTTGCGTATGGCGTCGGCTCGTTGCTGGCAGGGCGGGCAGCGGGTCGACCGGGTCAGCGCCCCGCAGGAGACGCACGGCCTAGCTGGGCGGGTCGGCACCAGCGGAAGAACGAATCGTGTCGATGATGCCCATCAAGGCATCGCCGAACCGTCCCACTATCTCGTCGGTACGAGTGGGGTTGTCCTCACTCAGCAGGCTGCGACCGAGGGCGTCCGCCACCAGTTCCAGGTCGTCCGCAGTGAAGTCCTCATACCGACGAGCCCGTGAGCCAAAGACCGTGACTTCGATCCCATCGTGTCGGCCGTACTTCTCTGGACCGAACCACTCCAAGCGATACCGGGACACGCTCATTCCAGCTCCTCAGCATCCTCGCCTGCCACGCTGAGCAGCGACGCGGCGGCTCGCTGCTGGATGAGCAGCTCGTTGGCTCGATGACACATGTCCTCGAGCACGTCGGGTGAGTACGGGCTCTTGACCTTGAACTCCACCGTCACGTCGCCGGTCGAGAGGAAGACCTTCATCATGGGACCAGGACAGGCACGGGTGAGGCAGCGAGGTACATGCTCAGGTACTCCACACCAGCTGGGTCGTCGACAACCGAGTTGACTCGCACCTCGGCGTAGTACCGGCCGGCATCCACGTCGGTCGTGTCCCACTCGTAGACCCAGCCTGAGATCGTCGCTTCCCAGGTCGCATCGTCCTCTGCCTGGACCTCGGCGCCTTCGGCGTCGTAGATCACGATCGTCACCGAGTCGACGTTGTCGTCGGTCAACGCCACGCCGAGACTGTTGCGGACGTCGGTGATGAGCACCGAGACCTTTTCGCCTGCGTAATCGGTCACGGCCTCACCTTGATCCGATCTCCCCGAACTCGAAGGCGCATGCTCATCGTCCGCACTCCGAGCCGCGCCGAGGTGGTGCGGGCCGTCAGGCGCATAGACGTCGTGTGGGTAGCGACACGGAAGCGGACGTTGGTCGGGTAGGCGTCCGTCACCGTGCCCGTGAACACATAGGCACCAACGGCCGAGCCTTGGACGGTGACGACACCAACGGCGGTCCCGGTGAAGGTGACCGCCCCGAGCGCTTCACCGCTGATGACCCGTGCACCGCTCGCCGTGCCAGAGAACGTGAAGGACCCGGCTGCGGTGGCCCGGACGGTGCGGACGCCCGTCGCTGCACCCGTGAAGCCGAAGTTGCCTACCGCCGAGCCCGTGACGACCGCATCACCCACCGCGGTGCCGGCGAAGGTGAACGTCCCTGTCGCAGTACCGAGGACCGTCGGCACACCCGAGGCGGTCCCGGTGAAGCTGTAGCTGCCGACCGCGGTGGCGGTGACCGTCGGCGTGCCGGCCGCGGTCCCCGAGAAGGCGAAGGACGCAGCGGCCGTGCCGTTCGTCGTCCTCGTGCCGAGGGCGGTACCGGAGAACGTGAGGGACTTTGCTGCTGTGCCAAGGACGGTAGGAGTACCGGCCGCCGTGCCAGCGAAGGTGAACGACCCGGCTGCGGTGCCGGTGACGCTGGCCGCGTCCGTTCCACGCAGGGTGTCGTTGCTGCTGCCCCGCAGCGTCGAACCGCCGCCCGACTTGCGAAGGCGGAAGGCGCCCATTGGCTACTCCGTGTCGTCGAAGCGGCGCAGGTGCAGGCGCAGGACGGTGATGAGCGCCTTGGCAATGGCCCGCACGGCGAGCGTGAGCTGCGCCGCGGTCATGTTGCCGCTGCCGTTGGCGATGGAGCGCAGGTCCACGAGCGCGCCGTGTGCCCGCTGGTGCAGCGTGTCCTCGCGGATCGACTCGTCGGGCACATGCACGGTCCGCGTCTCCACGACGTTGCCCTTGCCGTCCTCGGTGACGACGGTCATCGAGCCCATCTACGCCGCCCTCAGCCTGACGAGTGGCCCGCCGCCCGCGTTGTGGGTGACGACGCTGGTGAAGGGGTCCTGTGCGGACAGCGCCCCCGTCACGCCTTCGACCGAGTAGTTCCCCGGCGTGATGTTGGTGTTGGTGGGCAGCCCCGTGTTCATGCCGGCTGCCCCGGCGTGGTGGCGCACCGTGCAGTTGATGACCTGGGCGACGTAGCCCAGCCAGTAGAGGCCGGGATTCAGAACCTTGGAGATGGTGATCTCCTTCGACCCGTTGGGCGTCTCGGTTGCCACTGTCCCCGCATCGAGGACCAGCGCACCGGGGTAGCCCGCTCCGGTGTCGGCCCAGATGCCCAATCTGCACACCGCGGTGGACGCTCCGAAGGAGGTCACCTCGATACCGATTCGGTCGAAGGTGAGCCGCTTGGAGATGTGCAGCGGACTGAGTCGCAGCGACCCGACAACGGGGTTGAACGTCGTCGTCGCTGACGGGTAGCCGTACCACATCCCCGTGTTGCCGAGCACCCCCGACGCCGAGCCGGGAGCCAGCACGGGCGGGTCGGTAAACAGCACCCGCTTGTCGACGATCTGCGTCGAACCAATGGCGGTGTCGTTGGCGGGCACGTAGACCGCGGCGAGCACGACCGAGTTCGACGGGATGGCGGGGAAGGCCGGATTAGCTGCCGCCGTCCCTGCCGTGACCGACTTGGCACCGGCGTTGTCAACGACGACGAGGTCGAAGCGCGGGTTCGTGGCGTTCGCCGTGGTGATGGTGACGTTGCCCGATGTGACGGCCACCATGACGCCGTTCACCATCGCGACTCCGGCCGCGACGGCGAGGGTCATGTCCGGGCTGCCCTGGGCGGTGACGGCGCAGCCGGAGACGACACCCGAGCGCAGGAAACCGGCAGCCAGGACCCTGAAATCAGTCGGGTCCGGTTCCGCCTGGTCGCTGAACGCGGCCGCGGCTTCCGAGGGGATGTCGAAGACGGACATGGGTCAGGAAGCGACGTTTAGGGTCAAATCGACGTCGCCGATGGGCAGCGAGAATTGGTCCGCCGCTGTGACGGCGTTTGCCGTGATGACGCCGCTGCACAGGAAGTTGCCCGCCGTCGAAGCGTCCCACGCCGACCAGTGGGTGTAGTCCTCGGTCCCGGCCACGTTCGTCCAGGTGACAGCGACGTCGTTGGAGATCGCCCCACCCGACGCCGCCCCGAAGGAGACCTGCTTGCGGGTCGTCTCGGTCGCCGCGTTGGACGTGCCCGCGGCGCCGGGGTCGCCGACGTGCAGCTTGAGCCAGAACGCGGTGGGGGCGGTGTAGTTCGATGCGTTGCCCAGCGCGTCGAGCCACGCAGCAGCGACGGCAGCAGCGAGTCCGGTTGCCATGTCAGTTCTCCCTGCGTGTCGAGGTCGGGCGCTGTCCGTGCAGCGAGGGGTTGCTCACCAGGATCGAGGTCCACGGTGGGACGGCGTCGGTCTCCACAACGACGACCGAGCCGAAGGAGGACGAGACCTTGGCGTCGGGGAAGTAGCGACGGGCCAGGGCTTCGGCGCGTTGGAGGGGTGTGAGCTCGGACGCGCGAAAGCGCCCGTCGGTCGACGTCAATGGACGAAACCTCCGGGCGCAGATTGGGGAGTGGCGGGTCGTTCGCTACGACACCTAGGGCACACTCCTACCGTTGACGCATGTCACCATACCCGACTGTCAAGGACTGGCTGGGGATGCTCGCATATGGCGTCGCTCGTCCTTGCGTCGCTCACGACGGACCAATGTGGCGCGGTCGGGCAGGACGCCGTTGCGAAGCAGGAACCTCGAGCAGGAGTCGCACAGCCCGCGCCGGCGGACAGGGGCGGCGTCGCAGTGTCGGCACCACTTCACGGCGTCACCCCGTACAGCTGCCAACGTCATCGCTCGGCATGTAGCGCCGAGGGGTTGTCATCATGGGGCGTAGAGGTCGGGCCAGCAGGCTTCCCATTCGTTGTGATCGGCCTGCTGGCCCGGTCCTCGATCATGCGACCGCCCGGTGGTACTTGCCGCCCACCGCGTAGGGCGAGTCGGGCTGGAAGGCATCGCGCCACGTCTGTCCGAGCCCGGCCAGGTCGCGGGTGACGGTCAGGTCGCCGTCGTTCCAGTACCACCACGTCGACACCCAGACGTTCTCCGAGCGCACCTCATCGGCCAGATAGACGGCGCAGGTGTCGTGGTGCTCCTCGAACCCACCACAGGCGGCGCAGGGCCAGGCGAGGATCGCCATGTGCGGCCAACCTGGGTGCTTCCGGCTGGCGTAACAGTGGATCGGCTCCTCAGTCCCGACGACGATCTCCGCCTCACAGGGCAGCTCCTCGTCCTCGACTTCGATCTCGCCGAACCCATTGCACTTTGGGCACCGCACCTTGGTCGCCACTACGCCACGCTCCTTGCTCTGATCTGCTCAACGTTGGCCTCGAACACGGCGCGTGCGAACCCTGACGGCGTGACGCTCCGCACGTCCCCACGGCCCGCGTCGTTCTTGGCCCAGTGGATACGGGGCTTCTCCTCGGTGACCTCCACCGGCCGCTTGGTCGGCATGACGAACCCCTCGCCCACCCAGAGGCAGGTTTTCTTCGTGTACGCCTCGTCCACCAGGGCGTAGCCCGCGTACTCGTAGGGGTCGAAGTAGTGATCGGGCTTGCGCCAGTACGTCGAGAGCTGGCCCACGGGGTTCTCCAGCATCCACGGGGCCTTCGACCACTCGCAGATACGCCGGCAGGCTTCGACCAGCTCGACGCCCTCGATGAGCTTGCCAAGTCCCTTCTGAGCGAACCAGCGGGCGCCCGACTGCGCCAGGTGGGTGCAGGGCGGGAAGGCGAACACGATGGCGTAGTCGTCCAAGGGAGGTAGCCATGTCCGCACGTCAGCCCCGACCTTGCGGGTGGCGAAGCCGTCTTCTCGTCCGTCGTGCTGGATGTCCACACAGAGCGTGCGGAATCCAGCCTCAGCCCACGGTTCGACCATGACGCCAGTTCGGTCACAAAGCGACAGAACGAGCGGGTCGCGCGCGCCGCCCAGGCTCGCCATGCTTAGTTCCATCCCTTCGGGCCGTAGCAGAACGGACTGCCGCACAACGGACACGGCCAACGTGGCGCGGCGATGGGTCGCTTGGTTGAGTGCTCCAACCGCTGTCGGCGCCGACTCCAGACCATGCGCCCGTGGTTGAGGGCCAGGTGCTCGATGACCATGCCGTCTGTCGGCTCGTCCATCGGGTCCCAACGGCCGAAGTCGTCTCGACCGGGGGTGCGATTCGGGGTCTGCTCCTCGCTCGCCATCAGCGGTCCCATCCTTCGGTGAAGTGGGCGACGGCAGCGCCCAACGTCGGCCACTGGCTGCCCTCATCGAACGGCAACGAACCCCGCCACGCCACCCACCTGCGCTTGGCCTGGTCGAGTCCGTACATGCGGATGCCGACCCAATCCCCATCGGGGAGGGAGAGCACCACGTCGGAGTCAGCGGACACTGACAGGCCGAACTGACCGGGCAGCATGTCGGACACCATCTGCGCCTCGGCCAGCACCTCCTGGGTGAACTTGTTGAGCAGGTTGACGTTCGCCACTCAGCCCAGCGCCTCTCGCAGAATCCGCACGGCGTTGGCGACGGGAGCGGGATAGCTCTCGTCGGGCACACCCAACTCGGACAGCGCAGCGTGAATCGAGCGCCGCATCCGGCGCAGGTCACGCTGGTACTCGCCCACCTCGGGCGGTGCCTGGTCGTCCATCTGCTCCGCCATCTACTTGAACTCCTGCGCTCGGGTGCAGCACGGGTTGTGGCTCGTGTAGAGCCGGTGCCAGCGACACCACCAGCGGGCCGCACGGGTGTACTTCGGGTCGGTGTCCATGCTCGCCACGGTCAGGACACCTCCGGGAACATGAAGTCCTCCAGCGCCGACTTGGCTTCCTGGAACTCGGCTTCCGGGAAGTCCTCATCGAGACGGATGCCGCTCCGGTTCAGCGTCCGCAGCATGGCCTCAACGTGGTAGAGCAACTTCCTGGGGATGACGACGAACCCTCTGTCCGTCAGGGCCTCGAACACGTCAGCGGCAGTGGTCGGCCCGATGGCCCCTTCGACCACCTCACGGGCGTCGTCGTCGGCCATCTTCGGATTCGCTTCGTGGTCCTCAGTCATGGCTTCACCTTTCCACCGAGCAGGATTTGGTGCCCATGCTTCTTGCAGAATCGCATGGCGAGATAGCGCCCACGCCAGCACCACCAGCGGTCGCAACGGGTGCGCCTCAGCTTCGCCATCGGTCAGTCCCACCCTTCTCGGAACGGCTCCCAGTTCTCGGCCTGACAGAGCGTGCAGACGGCACCGGGACGGCGGGAGCGCACGCCCTCCTTGCCGCAGTTGAAGCAGACGAGTAGCCGCTTCGGGGTTCGGTCCCGGTGACCCGGAGGACCGCCGCAGTAGTCCATCGTCTCGTCACCTCGGGTGCGACACCCGCAAGGATGGGTCACGTCCGCGGTCGCCATCAGCCGTAGACCTCCACGATGTAGTCGGTGAGGGGACCGCTTCCCAGGGCGGGACGTTCCACCCGCACGATGTGCCAGTCCTTCGGCAAGAGCGCAGCAGCAAGTAGCAACCTCAGCCTCCCCATCAGCCGCCTCGATTCGCCCGATGAATCACCGTGCGACCGCTGACCAGCGGTTCACACCAGCAGTCGCGGTCGAGCATGTGAGGGTGGCCTGTGCCGTCAGTGGGCGGTAGGTCGTGAACGTCCTGCTCGGCTTGGTTCTGCTCGTTGGTCGCCATCACTTCTCCCAATCGTTCAGACGCTTGCCGAACAGCAGCGCACCGTGACTGAACGGCACGGCCCACCAGCGCAGCTTGTGGTGGTAGATGCGGGCATAGAACCGACCGCACAGCGTCCACGCACAGACGAGTAACGCCAATGTCCCGATGAGCCACGGCAGTTCTTCAATCAGCCTCGCCACCTCAGGCCACCTCCGCCCAACAGCGCCCGCCCATTTGGCACCAGGCGCACGTCTCGTCGCACTCGTCCTCGCAGGCGCACTCATCGAAGGCACGGTTCAGCGCCTCCAACTCGACCTTTTGCTCGGGGGTCAGGTTCGCCATCACGGCCTCCGCTCGCTCATGCGAATCCACCCTGACGGCTGACACACGGGCGTCAGGTCGTGGTAGTGGACCCACTGGTTCTCGACGTTGCGCCCGATGAGTCGGTCGCACTCTGAGCACTTCGGGCCGCTCATTGGTTCTGCCTCCTGCTCGCCACTCAGACCAACCCTCCGCCCTCTGCCGCCTCTTGGGTCAGCACCCAGCCGTGCTCGCAGACCTCACCGATGGGGCAATGGGGCACGCCCTCGACCCACCCGAAGTGGCGTGCGATGGTGTCCACGTCCGGCTTCGGCATCGGGTACCGCCACCGCTCGAACCGTGACACCAGCGGGTCGGCCCAGCCCTTGGTGATGGGGCAGTAGAAGCGCAGCAGGGTCTTGACCTTCTCCCGCCTGGTCATGTCGGGCAGGAACTCGCCCAGGTCGTGCCGCATGTCTTGGATGCCAACCACGGTCGCCACGGTTCAGTCCCACCCTTCTCGGAACGGCTCCCAGTTCTCGGCATGGCAGAGCGTGCAGATGGCACCGGGACGGCGGGAACGCACGCCCTCTTTGCCGCAGTTGGAGCAGACGAGTAGGCGCTTGTCGAGGTCGGCCTTGGCCTCGTGCAGCGCGCGTTGCCGCTCCACATTGCTCATCGGGTCACCTTCCTTGGTCGCCATTGGTCAGCCGATCCTCTTGGCCGTTTCGATGGCGTTGGCGAACCATCCGATCATTAGCCCCTCGCCATCCTCCACCACACCCTCGGGCGTGTAGATGCCGAACAGGGCACAGAACTCCTTGGCCCACACGCTGGCGTCGGTGGTGCTGTAGAGCCGTTCGGTCATTGTCGTGTCCTCGCTCACTTCTGCCTCCTGTTCACGCCACACCTCCGAAGTCGAGGACTTCCTGCCGTAGCCGCCGCGCGGCCACCTCGCAGTAGTGGGGGTCAGACTCGACGCCGATGGCTCGCCGGCCGAGGTTCTTGGCGGCTAGGAGCGTCGTGCCGCTGCCAGCGAAAGGGTCGAAGATGAGATCTCCAGGCTCGGTGACGGTGGCGATGAGCTTCTCCATCAGCCCGACAGGCTTGGGGCTCGGGTGGTCGACGGGCTCGACCCGTGGGAACTTGAGAACGTTGCCCACGCCCTTGTCAGCGATGGTCGGGACGCCCTTGGCGGCGTGACAGATCAGCTCATGCTGGCCTCGGAAGCCGTTGCCCAGCCCGAAGTGGCCTTTGTCCCAGACGAGCATCCCCTGGATGCGGAGGTTGGCCGTCTCGAGCGCCCCCACGAGGTTCGGCCACTGGCGCCAGTCGATGAAGCACAGGAAGGACCGCCCGTCCCCCATGTTGGGGTAGATGCCACGGGCAACGGCTCGGAGAAGCCACACGAACCCCGTGGTGGTCATCTGGTCGAGGTCGAGCGGACGGTCGCTGAACCGGCCAGCACGGAGCATGGCTCCACTGGATGACTTCGACGCCTCCGTGCGGGTGCCCGATGCGTAGGGCGGGTCCGTCACCACGGCGTCCACGGAGTGCTCGATCGACGCGATGAAGTCGAGGGCGTCGGCGTTGTAGAGCGTCACCTGGCCGTCCTCGTGGTACGGAACCAAAGTCGCCATCAGCCTGGCTTCCTTCCGCAGAACGGGCATTCGTCGCCCTTCTTGTGGACGTTGGCCCACCTGTCCTCACTCGGGTTCGTGCTGCCCCTCGGTGACCAGCGATAGCCCCACGTCAGGCCGGGTGTGTACGTCGCATCGCACGACGGGCAGTACCAGCAGTTCGGGTACGCCTTGGAGCGTCGGACGGTGTCATCGAAGGGGACGACATAGGCCATGCCCATCAGATTGGGGTCCCTTCCACGCTCGCCATCTACGCCTCCTCGGTCGTCCAGAGCGGCCCGCTGCCGCCATTGGGGTCGCCGTAGTCCTGTTGCGGGCGGAGCCGTATCCACTCGCCGTCGAGCTTCGCCCAGCCATCGGGGATGGCGTCGAGGACGTACCAAGACACATCAGGCATCCGGCCGTAGCCGGCGTCGATGAGGCGCTGGCAGATGGCGGAACGGAGCACCTCCACGGTCACCCACCCGCTCCCGGCACGCGCTTGGGCTGCGGCTCGGTCCGCGCCGGCGTGTATTGCCCACTCGCCTCACGACGCTCCCGCGCCTTGAGCAGCTCGGTCAGCTCACGCTGCGCGCCCCCGCCCGACTCGTCGCCGAGCAGCGTCCCCCGCAGGCTCTGGTCCGCCCCCTCGCCGCCGAAGAACCCCTGGACGCGGGCGAGGTGCGCCGTGAGGGCCTTGCGAATCGCGGCGGCCCCGTAGGCGTTGTGCTCGCCAGTGATGGCCCGCAGGGCGTCGCGGGCCGCGGCCTTGCCCACGTCGTCGAGGCTGTAGCCGATCCGGCTGGTGGCGACGTGTGGGTCGTCTCCGGTGACCTGTCGCTCATAGGCGAGGACGTGGAGGTCGGGGAGCTCCTTGGCCAAGCGCAGGGCTTTGTAGGCGATGTCCTCGAGGTCGTCACGCGCGGCGCGTACGTCGCGGGGCAGGGTGGGGGGACGGGTCACTTGTCGTCGCTCCCGGCCTTTGGAAAACGCCGAATAACACCCGAGCCGGGTGAGAAGTGTTCGTCGTGCGAAGCACCCCGCGCCTTCATTTGGGTTACCCCTTGGGTTTGGGCGTAACCATTGCGCCCCCTAGAGGTCGTGGATTTCGCAGGGGGTGCGAAATCTCTACGCCCCCTGCTCTCGTAAACCACAGCCTGTGGAAAGAACTCGAATCGGTACCGGCGGACTTCGCCGTCCTCGTTCTCGAGCAGCACAAGACAGCCGGCACCGACGAGCTTGCGTAGTGCCGTCTGGGCGCTCCTGCGGGTGACCCTCGCCTTCTTCGCGAGGTTGCCGACCGACATGAAGAACTCGTTGTGGTGCTGGTCGTTCACGCTGTCACCGATCGCGAGGTGGCAGGCGAAGGTGGCCCCCGTGAATGGGGAGCACCTGAACACATGCCCGGTGGCCTCAGCACTCACGGGAGGTGGAGCTCACCCGTTGACTTCGCCAACTGCTCGAGCCGGCGCTGCTCACTCCTCAGCCACGTCTCGGCTTCGTGCTGCGACAACGCAGCGATCCTGAAGGACGGCGTTCGAGCGCCCAGCTTCTCGAGCTCGTCCAGCACTTCGGCCAACCTCTGATGCGTGTCCCCAGTCATTTGCGCTCCTTCCTGAACGCTCACCGAAGGCCGAGGCGGCGGCTGCACAAGGGCCATTGACCCCAGCCGCTCCGCCCTTGAAGTGCCTGTGCCCGTGCTGTCTGCTCCGCAGGTGAAGCGTCGATGGGGTTGCCAGACCCGCCAACGCTCCGCCACGTCGAGAGCGTGAACTGATAGAGCCCGAAGAACCTCCCGCCGCCACCAACGGCGCGGGGATTGCCCCCTGACTCACAAGCAGCCAGTCGGCCCCACACGTCACCCGAGACAACCGGAGGAGTAGGTGCTGTCCTGGCTCGCGGAGTCGTGACCCGTGACCGCGACGCGCGCGCCGAGCGTTCGTGAGCCGCCTTCGCCTGTTGTTCGGCGGTGACCCGTTCCAACTCTCGCACTGCGGCTTCGGCTTGGTCGATCTGTCGTTGAGCGTCTGCTCGAAACGCCTCAGCTTCGTCCGCGACCTTCCGAGCGTCGGCCTTATCCGTCGCCGCGACTTGGGTGGGTGGAGAGGCACACGCCACCAGGAGCAGGAGGAGGAGTCCGTAACGCAGGAGGGGGGTCACTTAGACCACCGCCTTGGCGCAGATGTGCGCCGCTTCGCTGACCGTCTCCATGTCCCAGTCGTCCCCGTGCTCGACCATGAGCGCCTTGCGGAACACCTCAACCCGAGCGGCGATGTCGGCCGCCGCCTCGTCGTCAGCGCCCTCGTGCTGCATGTCGGTCCACGCTTGGATGCCGAGCTGGGCGTGGTCAGCGCAGCAGTAGTGCCCAACTTCCGCCCCGCTCAGGGTGTGAACGGCGTAGAACGTGCCCCTTGTGAACGGGTCCGAGGTCGTGGCGTAGACCTCCACCGTGCATTCCTCACAGCGAATCCAGCTTCCCATTACCGGGCGTCCTGGTCGAAGAACGAGGGATGGCGTCGGGGCAGCTTCTGGCGCTTCTGGAAGTCCTTCCACGCCGTGGCCCAGGGGTCGACGGCGCGGCGCTTGTAGTACTCCGCTCGACCGGCCTGGTAGCAGGCAGCCAAGAAGAAGGCGATGGTCAGTCCCAGCATTGTCAGGCGTCTCCTCGTTGTGAGTCGAGTTCGAATCGGGCAGCGGACAACTCGAGCGCCAGGCCCGCGTTCCAGTGCATGACGAGCTCGTTCGTCCGCTGCAGGTCACGCATCTCCGCGTGGTGCTCCATGACCGTTCGGTCGAGCTGGTCCTTCAATCGACGCGCCTGTGACTCGAAGCGTTCGGCTTCGGCCTTCCACCTACGGGCGTCGTCTACTGCTTCGTCGTGGTCGATGATCCGGCGGCGGCTCACGGCTTCCTCCGCAGAATCGCTTTGGCCTTGACGCCGTCGAGGACGATCACGTCGACACCCTCAAGGCCCGCGAAGGCTCGCCATGCCTCTCGCAGTCGCACTGCGGCCTCGGCAGAGAGCAGGCGGTCGGACTCCAGCACCACCACGTCCCCCGGCTGGATGTGCATGACCTTCAGGCGGATCGCCCGTCGCAGCGGCCACCTCATGCCGCCGTCCCCCCGGTCTCAGCAAGCAGCGCAGAGAGACGAGCGCACTCGGCCAGCCAGAAGGCGTCGTTCGTCTTGGTGACGGTCTGGGCCTTGGCCTTGAGCCGGTCGTACTCCGGTCGCCCGATCGTGGAGTCGATGAAGTCGAGCCACTCGTCGGGGTGCTCGGTGAAGCGCATGTGGCACCCGGCGCACAAGCAGAAGGCGTTGCGCTCGTCAGCTCGGGTTGCTGCGTAGCGACGGCCGATGATGTGCGCGCACTGCAGGCTGTTCGTCCCGCCACACGCCTCGCATTGGCCCCTAGAACGCACCAGGAGCGAATGCAGCCGGGTCGCGCGGCCACGGGCACCCTTGCCGTATGTCGTGGCCTTCACGCCTTCGGCCTTGCCATTAAGCAGGACGACCCGCACAGGCCAACCTCTAGACGGCCGAACTGGTCACGCTTGGCGGCGCATGTCGGACAGTCGTCGCGGACCTTCCACTGCCGGGCACCCTTGGACTGAGTGACGGGAGCGGCGTAGACCCTCTCAACGGGCTCCAGCTTGGGAGCCGGGGCAGCCTTCGCCTTCGGCGGTGGCGGGGTGCGAATGAACCGGGGTCGCGTCTGGAAGGTCACGACGCCGCCTTCGCACCGTCACACTGCTCGCACAGCACCCGGCCGTCACGGACAAGCCACGGCCCCGCCTCGGCGTCGCCGCACTCCTCACACGCAATAGCCCGGCCCCGTCGCAGATCGTCGAAGGGCGCCAGGGCCACACAGGTACACGTCACCCGCCTGCCGTCGATGTGGACGTAGCGCCGGCCGTAGCACTGGTGGCAGAAGTCGGTCACGACGCGACCCCCTCCAACTCAGTGACCTTGGCCTTGAGCTTGCCGAGCGCGTCGGGGTCAGCTGCGAACCAATCGGATATGCCCAAGGAGCGCTTGAATCCGAGCGCCGCCGCCTTCGGCTCCAGCTCGAGCGCGTTGAACCGGGCGATCAGCGCGCGCGTCTCCTCCAGCGCCAGCAGCGCGGCCGGGTCGTCACCGGCGGGGGTGACGCCGACTTCCCCGACAGCGTCACCCCCGCCAGAAGGTTCCGACGACGGGGTGGGGGTTGGCTCACTTGCGGAGGTGCGCCGAGGGACCCCGTCGTCGGAAGGTTGCACAGGGGAGGGCGCGGACTCAACGGCTACCGAAGTAGCGCCCTCCCCTGCGGTCTCTGAAAGCTCGGTGACCCAGTCCGTGATGGTGTCGAGGTCGAGTTGGCTCAAGCCCTTGGTGAAGCTCAAGTTCGCCTCGGCCATGCGAGCCTTGACGGCGTCTCTCACGGACTCGGGCTGGCTCTTGACGCTCTCGGCCACGGCTTGGACAGCTGCCTTCGTCGGGGCTGGTACAGCGGCGACGGACCGCTCCGGCGTGGAGTGGTCGCTGTCGGCGTCGCCGCCAACGGCGAGGAGCTGGAACAGCAGGTACTTGAACGCCGCCGTCATGGCCTTGTTCGTCGCCTTGTCGCCGGAGTCCGTCCCCTCACCCCAGGTCGAAGCGTCGATCTGGTCTCCGGTCGGGCCGTAGATCGTGTAACGGACGTGCAGGTTGACTTCATGCTGCACGTAGCCGTTGCGTGTCGTCCGGGTGGCGTAGAGCCGTTCCACCACGCTCGGCACGATCACGACGCCGTGCTTGCCGAGCAGGGGCCGGGCGACAGCAAGGACGTCGTCGATCCCCCGGAACTTGTACCCCTGCTCCTTGTTTTCCTGGCCCTTGGGGACCGCGGGCATTTCCTTGATGATCCGGGCGACGGCCTGGTGGACGGTGAGCTGGTCGGTCACCGGCCCCACCTCGCGGGACCGAGCCGGGGGTTGGAGACCCAACCGTCAGGGACGCCGTGCCACTCCCAACGTTGGTGGCAGCGGGAGCAGGCGACGTAGCGCGCGGTGTAGGTCAGGTCGGCCGGCTGGCAGCGGTGCCTCACGCCGACTCCCGGCCTTCCATATACGCCCGCGCTGCCTCAGAAGCGAGTTCGTCCGAGCACCGCTCGTGCAGCCAGCCGCCGTGACCGAAGTAGGTCGGCTCGTCGTCCCACTGCCCGCAGTAGTCGCAGGGCTCGTAATCCCGACCGTGGTCGACCTTCATGTGCCAGTCCCACAGGGCGAAGGACTCGATTGGCTGGCCGCAATCGGGGCAGGAGTCGGGGACGACGGTCATGCCGTCAACTTCCGTTCACCGAGATACCGCCACTTCGCCTCGCGGTACCGCGTCACGACCTCAGCCAGGGTGAGACGGCCGAACGCCTTCTCGCCGCCGGCCGCCTCGCGGATTCGCTCGACCAACATGCGGACCTCGGCGGGGGTGAGGTTCATGCGAGCGCCTCCCGCCTACGAGCTGCTTCGGCGATGCGCTTCTGGCAGGTGGCACCGACGCCGCGGTCAACCGACTTCGGGTTGCTCAACTCCTTGCCGCAGTGCGAGCAGCGGCCGAGACGCTCGAACGCGGCCAAGAGTCCGTTGCGAATGTTGCGCTCGTAGACCAACTCGGCCTTGCGCTCCAACATGCGGTCGAGGTCGGCCAGGTGGCGGGCCGAGCGGAGCGGGTGCTGCCGAATCTGTCGCTCAAGCCGGGAGGCGAGCACCGATTCGGTGATGGGCTCGATCACGCTGGCCCCCACCCACTGTCGTCGGAGGTGGACTGCCCGACGTCGCTGTCCGGGCCGACGTAAGCCAGCCGCGCGAGGAGCAGGTGAGCGTCGTCCACGTTCGGCGTCTCGACGTACTGCTCGACGGCCCAGTGGAGTTGGCAGAGGTTCTCGCTCTTGACGGGAGCCGAGCAGTAGTTCACGGAGCACGCGGTCATGCGAACGGCTCCGCGTCCTCGGTGAAGTAGACGGTCATGGCCTCGGCCACGTCCGCCATCAGGCGTTCAAGGGGCACCGCCACGCTTCTGGTCGTGTAGGAGCCGTTGTCGGCGTCGACCACCCGGAAGCCACTCCCCTGCTGCTCGGTGGCCTCCTTCCACGCGTCCTTGTTGCGCTCGTAGGCACGCTGCAACAGGTGGAACGGAATGACGAACCCGACTTGGAACTGCGGCCAGGCATAGGCTACGTAGTGGCAGCGGAGGGGCTTGCGTGCCCAGCCGGCGACGCTGCGCTCGCGGTCGGACCACACCTCGACCAAGAGGTCGTCGTGCCACGTCTTGGACTGGCACCGGCACTTGCAGTCGACGAGCAGTTCGCCGCCGCCGGACAGGTGGAGACGGTGGTCTATCCCGGCCTTCTGCAAGGTGACGTCGGAGACGAGGTCATGGGTCGTGTACCGGGGGAACGCTCGCTGGTAGAGCGTCGGCCACCAGTCGTGGGTGTCGTGCTTGTTCGACGTCGCCGCGTCGAAGGTGTGGACGGTCACGCCTGGTTCCCCCAGCCGGTCCAGTTCGGCCGGTCGAGCCCGCGGGCGAACAGCTCGACGTACTGGTGTCCGGGATACATGCGCTCGATCAGGTCGTAGAACTCGACCGGCTTGGCCGAGTGCTCCGTTCGGGGAGCAGTGACGACGGACGACGGACGGTTCTGCACCTCGGGTGCGGGCGGCTCGCCACGCTTGGCGATCAGCAGCAGCTCGTGTTGCTGACGGGCGTAGTAGCCCATGCCGATGTGCTGCTTGCCTGTCTCCTCGTCGGCCTTCACCCAGACCATGCAGGTGCGGTAGTTGAAGTCCCACGCGTCGAGGACTTCCATCGACTCGGACAGCTTCGGGCTCGTGGCCCACATGAACAGCACGGCGTCATCTGCGGCGGGGACGTAGAGGGCCTTGATCTCATCGAGGCTCAACGTCGGGTAGTTGTTCTCCACCGCGCGCGTCGGCTCGGCGTGCTCGTAACGCCAGGGCGGGTCGGCGTACAGAACGCCGAACGTGCCAAGCGTTGAGCCGGGATCGGCGAAGTCACCGTGACGGAGCGACGCGCGGTACTGCTTGACCCGTTGGCGTAGCTCCCGTGTCGAGAGCCCCTCGTCCTCAGCGAGGTCCAGGAACTTCTCCTGCTCCTCGGGCTTGAGTGGCGCTACCTCCTGGTGGTGGGAGAAGGAAAGAACTTCACGGCGCCGTGAAGTTCCAACCGCGCCACAGACCCAGCCAGCGTTGGCCCAGGTCCCGAACTCGTACGCGCTCTCAAGCGCCTGGGACGCACGCTCGCCGTAGGACTGCTCGCCGAACCGCCACCAGTCCCCGATCCACCACATGACGCTCTTGCCCATCGACAGCAGGGTCTGGCCGACGCGCTCCCACTCGGGGTACTCCAGGTCCGTCGGCAGGGCGAGCCCGGTCACCGACAACTGGCCGGGGATCGGCTCGACCGCGCCCGTCTCGACGTTCACGAGACTCATGCCGCGGCCTCGGCAACCTCAGCGGTGAAGTACCGCCCCGAGCACCCCGGCTCGATGCAGTTCCACAACTCCACGCCGTCGCGCGTGGTCAGGAGCAGGACGAAGTCGGGACCGTGACCGCGCGGGCACCGCGGCGCACGGTGGAACCAGGGATTGACCTCGCACCCCCGGCAGGTGTGGGGCCGGTACGGCGGGAAGCCACCAACCGGCACGTCGGCACGGACGTCGCCGGTCGACCACCAGCGCGCGTAGTGCGTGTCGCACCAGCCGCGCCTGTGCGCTGGCCGGTCGCAGCCGCCGACCGAGCAGGTGCTCACGCGGCGCTCCCCTCGCGCTTGAGGAACGCGCTCACGTCCTCGACGCGGAACCGCAATCCTCCGCCGGGGGTTCGGATGGCCTCCAGCCGGTGGGCCTTGACCCAGCGGGAGACGGACGACGGGGAGACGTGGAACAGGTCCGCAACCTGCTTGGTGGTCAAAAGCGACTCGGGGCTACGCACGTAGCCCGTTCTAGCAGATGTTAGGTAGCGACTGCAAGCGTAGTCTTATCCACAGGTTGTGCAAATGCAGCGTCTGTCGTAAGGTGCCCACTACGTGCAGCGAGAGGAGGTGACGATGGCTACAGCAATGGTTCCCGAACTGACCCTCGGGGAACGGCTGGCGATAGCCCGCAACCGAGCGGGGATGAGCCAGCAGGCGATCGCTGAGGTACTCGGCGTGAGCCGGCCGCTCGTGTCCCAGTGGGAGAAGGACCACGCTCCCGGCCCCAGGTTGACCCACATCCGCCACTGGGCCGAGGCGACAGGGTTCGACTATGGATGGCTTGCTGGAACAGTTAGCAGTACTTATGCGTGGCAGTCATCGTTGCTCCTTGACGACATGACTCCGGCCTATGACTTCACAGTCTCACCGAGTGGAATCCATGTTTTACCGCTAGCGCGAAGTGCCTGAATCGGTCAGACTCCGGACAGTCTGTGTCAGATGAAGACCTCATCCGTGACTACCAGGCGGACCAGAGACGGCGGGGGCACATTGACCGCAGTGTCCGTCATCGCGGTTGCTCACTGCACGCATTCTCGCGTTTCCTAGACGACCGACGGCTGTTCGATGCAGCCAAAGCCGACGTTGATACTTGGTTAGACGAGCGTGGAGTCGGCGCCAAAACCCGGTACTGGCACGTCTGCAACCTTGCCTGCTTCTACCAGTGGGCCATCCTCGAAGGCCACACCGACGCCGACCCCACGGCCCGCCTCCACCGGCCGCGTCTGCCCCGCCAGCTTCCACGGCCGATGGACCAGGACGACCTCCGCATCGCTGTGGAAAAGGCCGACCCGAGGATGAAGGCGTGGCTCCTGCTGGCCGCGTTCGAGGGGCTCCGGGCGATGGAGATTGCTGGGCTCGACCGCTCCCACATACTGGACAGCACCGACCCGCCGCTGCTCATCGTCATGGGGAAAGGCGGCCACCAACGCACCGTCCCCCTGCACCCTGAAGTGCTCGCGGCGCTGCGGGTATTCGGTCTGCCGGCGCGCGGGTGGCTGTGGGCGAACCGGAAGGGGAACCACATCTCGGCGGCGCACGTCTCTCGGGTCATCGCCGACTACCTGCGCTCCCTCTCCATCGAGGCGACCGGGCACCAGGGGCGGCACTACTTCGGCTCGCGCATCTACGCACTCTCCCATGACCTGCGGTTGACGCAGGAGCTGATGGGCCACGCCGACCCCAGAACGACCGCCATCTACGCCGCGTGGGACCAGAGTCACGCAGGCGACGTCGTGGTCCAGCTTTCGGTCTAGCCTTTTGCGGTGCGGAGGATCGCGCTGGCACTCGCTCTGCTCCTGACCGCGTGCGGCGGCGACGGCAAGAACGGCCGGGCCGACGCACTGGAAGCGTGCGCCATCGTGGAGAAGACAGTCGCGAACGCTGCCGACCTTGGCGAAGCGGTGTCGACCGAACTGGCGAGAGCAGAAGCCAAGGCACGATCCGCAGCATCGGAGGACAAGGAGTGGGGGCCGCTTGCGGATGAGATCCGGCGGCTCCGGGTCACCCGCGCGAGCCAACCGGGCACCCTCGAAGCGGTGCGCGAGTTCTGTCCCTAGAACGCGAAGAAGCCCCCGCCTCCTGCGGCGGACGCAGGAGGCGGGGGCGGCTCGGTTGGAACGCAGGGGCGGGGCTAGGTCATCCCCCCTGCCCCAAGTTCTCTGCCATGACCGTGAAGGGGTCAACGGTGCTCGCGAACAGCGTCTTGTTCGCCGCGGTGATGGTCCTTGCCTGAAGGCGCAGGGTGACGGTGTTGTCCACGAGATCGGCGGCCGTCAGTCGCCGCATGATGGAACCGCCGATGGGGTTGTATTGACCCGAGATCGCCTTCCACGACGAGACGCCGAGGGCCCCGGCACCGGCAGCCGCGTCGAACGCCCAAGAGTTCACGGCGGCTCCCGACACCCACGAGCGAGCGTCCATCTCGCAGTAGACGGCCTCGTTGTCCCACACGCCGGCGACGGTGACTTTGACCCAGTCGCCCACCGTGCCGAACAGCTCGATGTCCAGGGCCGTATCGACGTCCGTCCAAGACGTGGAGGAGAACACCACATGACCCGCTGTGCGGACCTTCTTGTCGGCCCGCAGGAAGCCCCCCGACGTCCACCCCCCACCCAAGTCGCCGATAATGCAGTTGTCGAACACGCCGACCCGAACAGAGGTGTTCCCGACCTTGATCGGCACAGCGGCATTGGTGACGAGGTACTGGGAGAGGGTGTTGCCCGTGATCTGGCCGTACTTGCAGAGCGTGGTGGTGCCGACCTCGATGGCGCTCCTGTTGCTGTCAGACATCTCGTAATGGTTGCCCGAGATGTCGAAGCTCTTGACGTTGTCCAAGACAACGTCGGTGTCGCGGTTGTCGTAGAAGTGATTTCCTTGGATGATCGGCTCGATGCCGCCGCTCATCACGATGGCGCGCTCGATCCGCGCAAAGACGTTGCCGGTGATGATCGGCCCGGTCATCGACAGGATCACGACACCATCGCCGCTGTTGTCGGCGATGGTGTTGTCGGTGATGGAGACGAACCAGCCCGTTCGCAGCTGGATGGACGGGTTGATACCGATGTCCATGATGTGGCACTTGTTGACCCGCATCGAGTCGCTCTTGACGTTGATGCCGCCGCTCGTCTTGTGGATCATGCACCGCTCGACGAACAACGCCTCCTGCTCGGCGGCGTCGTCGTCCGAATAGATGGCCCACGACGAGTAGTCGTTGCCGACGAGGTAGAGGTTCTCCACGGCGAGTCCTGCGCGACGAGCCAGGGCGCCGGTGTTGTGGATCTCGATGAGGTTGAACCCGGTGGCGAGCGCCTTGATCTTGCTCACGCCCGGACCCTCGTCGCTATGGCCGGGGTCGGCGTCGAGGATGAACTCCTCCCACCATCCGTGCGTCATACCTCGGAGCACGACGCGGTCGGCGTCGATGATGATGGAGTCGCTGATCCCGTACTCGCCGGGGGGGAACCACACGACGCCGCCGGTCGCCGGCAGTGCGTCTATGGCGGCCTGGATGGCGGCCAGGTCGTCGCCGCCGTCACCCACGGCGCCATGCGCTCGGACGTTCTCGTAACTGTCGTCGAAGACGTAGTCGAGCGCGGTCGGGGCGTGGCGCCACTCGATGCCCACCGCGTGGGCGCGGGCGGTGGTGCCCTCCTTGGCGCGCGCGATGGTTGCCGTGGTGGCGCCGCCGGTGTGCGCCGTCACCCACACGATCTCCGAGGAGCCGCCCACCGTCAGGGGGTCGAGGGTCAACGCCAGGGTGACGGGCGCAGTCACGGCCGGCAGCCCCGCCAGAGCGGCTGAGGTCAGCGTGGTCGCTGCACCGTCGACCAGGGCGGCCGACAGCGTGCCCTTCTGGAAGTCGGAGTGGAGGCGGGCCACTTACGCCTCGCCGAGGTAGTCGATGGGGATGGGCCCGAAGCGCGACAGGATCACGTCGACGCAGTCGCCCTGGTTCCGGTACCCCTCAGATGACCTGAAGAGCTCGTGCCCATTGGCGTCGAAGACGCGGCTGTAGAAGTCGCCGTCCTCGCCTACGAACACCTCGGCTCGGGTGCGGTCGGAGTGATCCGGGGTCACCAGACCCCCAGGCGGAGCAGGAGCACCGCCAGGACGACGCCCACGACGACCACGAGCAGGCTCTGCCCGCCCTCGGTGGGCTCGGTCGAGGTCTTGGCGAGCAACCCACCGATAGCGCCGAGCGAGGCCGACTCGATGGCGATGAGGGCGTCAGGGATGCCGAGCTCGCGGTAGGCGAGCACGGTGATGGCGCCGAGGGCACCGATGGCGATGACACCGAGAATGCCGACCACCATGCGAACGACGAACGTGTCTGTGGTCATGGCTTCTCCTTGGGGTCACCGTTGCGTTCGGCCTCGGCCATCACCTGTGTCACGACCAAGCCGCGTAGGGCGATCACGTCGCTCCGCAGGTCTTCGAGGTCGCGGTGGGCGCCGTTCATTTCACGCTGCATGTCCTCGAGCTGGAGCCGCAGGGATTTCGCCTCTGTCTCGGCAGCGAGGAGACGGGATTGACACTGGTCGTGGTCGGCGCGTAGCGAGTCGTGTCCGCGGTGGAGTCGCTGAATCTCCTCGCGGTAGTCCTCCACCAGCTCCTTGTATCCCTCGAACGCAGCCTGGTCGTGACCGACCTGAGCAGCAGCGGTGGTGGCTTTGGCCGTGTCCTTCTCTCCACGAAACTTCAACCACGACGAGACGGCCCCACCGATCCATCCGCCGGCAACGCCCGCGCCTGTCCACCACCCGGAATCCATGGGTCATCCGTTCGTTCCTCGTCTCTCCGCAGGCGCGCGTTGTCTGGACGCCTCCCGGTTACGCCTTGCCGCTGAACACACCTGCTACGGCGAGAACACCGATGATGACGAGGACTGTCAGCACGAACCCCGCGGCGGCGTAGAGGGCGGCGTTGGCGTCACGGCGCTCGGTCGTCACTTCCTGGCCGCCGATCTTTGCGGCCTCGATCCGAGCGAGCCTGACCTTGAGGTCGTCGAGGGTCTCTCGCAGCCCGTTGATCCCGCTGTCCACGAGCGTGGCGAGGTTGCGGATCGTCTCCGCGGTCGTCGCCTCGGACTTCGCGATGGCCTTGGCGTTCGACTCGTCCTGCTTGGCCGCAGCTTCCTTCTGTGCGGCGAAGGCGGCGTCCACGGCGACCTTGTTGTCCCGTGACTCACGCTCGGAGCGGGTGTCACGTTCCTTGAACTGCGTGCCGACCGAGGTGAACTTCTCGTCGACCAGGCTCCTCAGGTGCCCGACCGCCTGCTGCACGTCGGTCGGGACCCGGTTGACCGTCTCGTTGAGCACCTCGGTGGCCCTGTCGATACCGTCGAGTCGCTGTTTCAGAACCTCGATCTGTCCATCGACGTAATCCCGTTCCGCCTGCACGGCGCGCACGAGCTGTGTGGTGAGCACAGTGGGCTCAGGAACCGGAGTGGCCTGCTCAGTCACCGTCCTAACCTTCCGATCCGGCTACAGGCGCAGTCGATGGAGTCGAGGGCGATCTTCACCACGGCGAAGGCGGCGTAGAGGGTCCCGCCGAGCACGATCCCGGTGAGGGCGAGCCCGACCGGCGTGCGGAGCATTAGTCCTTCAACCGAGCGGCGATCTTGTCTGCGACCTTGTCGGCCAGGGCGTCGAGGTCGACTGCTCCACCGCCGGTGTTCTCCAAGGCGAGGATGATGGGCTCCCAGCGGTTGAACACCTCTTGGAAGTGGTCGACCCGGCCCTCGATGGCGACCAACTTGTTGTGCTCTTCCGATGTCAAGTCGTCCTCCTCGTTGGGAGCACCTGCGAGCAGGCGCGCGATGGCGCCGCGCAGGTCGCCCCGGTAGCTCATGTCGATCTTGCGAGCCGTCCATTCGCGGTGGTGGATGACGCGGTTGGCGCTCCAGCCGAAGTGGCGGCACAACGCCGCGCAGCCCTTGACGAGCGCCTCGATCTGCACGGGCGGGTACGCCTCGCCCACGCCGTCGTTGTCGACCTCGATGCCGATGAGCCAGGCGTTGCCAGTGGTGTCGTCCTTGAGTCCACGGGCGCGGGCGTCGCCCTTCGGCGCCTTGTCGGCCTTGACTTCGGCCAGCACCGCCGAGCTGCCGGCGCCTGCGTGCCAGGCGAGGCCGTCGCTCACAACGTGGACCAGCCCGGCGCGGGTCAGGTTCAGGTTGCACAGCGGGCCCGCGAGTCCAGGCCGACCCTTCTGCACGACCGTCAGTCCTGGCCCCTTGGTGGCCGTGTGATGCACCAGCACCCCGACAGGGTGGAAGCTGCCCGAGTGCGGAGGGACCCGCTTGTCGGTGACGGTGACGGCGCCCTTGAGGATCGTCAGGAGGTCGGTCACCAGCCTACGGCCAACCAGTTCACGCGCACATCGAGACCGTTGGGGTTCGTGGCGGGCCCGTGGCAGTGGAAGTCGAAGCCGGTGTTGAGAGCGCCGCCAACGTCGACGCTGAACTCGGCGACGTTCGGGTCGCCATTGTTGGCGACGACGGTCCCTAGCCCAGCGGGGAAGGACTCGGGGAAAGTGATCGTGCCATTCGACGAGCCATCGAGTGTTACGACCTCCGTGCCGAACTGGAAAAGGAACCCGCCGATCTCGATGGTGGGAGGCGTCCCGTAGGCCACGGATGCGGTGCGGCCGGACACCTCGAGCCGGTGCTCCGTCTCGGTCTTGAGATCGGTCAGGTCATCACTGATGATGTCCATCTCTGCCGCAGTGAGGATCTGGCCCGTGGTGAAGTCGGGCGGGTCTGTCCAGGCCATGCAGATCCCCTTGGGTCAGAAGAATGGGGGCTTAGAACCCCAACAGAGCGGTCCCGAGGATTCCGAAGGCGGCGTCGTCGAGAATGAGGTAATTGCGGGTGTCGACCGGAGAGAGGCTCCAGGTCACCGTCCAGGCACCAGCGGGCGTAAGGGCGTGGGTGATGGCCTCGATCAGCGTCTCGGTGACGATGGGATCGCCCACCCCCTGCGGCCGACGCTTGACCGTGATCCGGTCACCGATCTCCCGACCCAGCACTTGCGGCATGAGGTTCGCCGGGTCGCGCTCGGGCTTGAGGGTGATCGTCTCGACCCGCAGAGCGGGGTCCTTGTACCGGGAAACGATGTACTCGGCGTTGTTCTGCGCCACCCGCGGGTCGGTGTAGAGCACGTCTTTGGAGTAGCTCTGACGGAGGTACTCCTCGATGGAGTCCGCGTCCTCGTAGCTGATCTCGGCGTTGCGCTCGCCGGCCGGGTCGGGCATCCGAATCGACGCGTCGTTGCGGATCTGGTCGTCGCTGAAATCGAAGGTGATGTCGCTGTAGCGCAGTTCCCCCGGCCCGTCGCCGAAGGTCGCCTGTGAGGTGTTGGAGCGTTCTTCGAGAAACGGCGCGTGGCGGTCGAGGAACCTCACGGTCCCATCGGCGCCGACGAACAGCCGTCCGTCCTCGGTGCTGGCGACCGCTTGCAGGTGGGCGAGGGTGGGGCCCTTCGCCTGGCCCGCCGGCAGGGTGGTTCGGCCGGCGTCAAGGGAGACGGACGTCCAGCCGATGTTCGCCAACGTGGTTGCGATCCGCGTTCCCGTCAGCTCGTCTTCGAGCTCACCAAGGATCGCCTTGTCGAGGAACCCAACCTCGTCGTCATCGAGCTGGAGAATGGGGTGCGGGTTCTCCGCCTTCGCGAAGACCTTGAACGCATCGGTCGCCGTGAGCTGAACCAGACCGTCAGACGGGTTGCGGTACTCCTGGGGGAAGCCGTCCGTGAACCCCTGGAACATCGGGTAGAGGACGTAGCCGTGGTGCGCGCGGACACGGAACGGGCGCATCGGCTTGACGTCGGGGTAGTACGGCCCGTCCTCGTAGACCGGATCGAGGTATCGGTCTCGGTTGTCGAGCACGAGCGAAGAAGTCCCGGCCGAGAAGGTGTCGAACTCCGACGACCGCCCACGACGGATGGACAGCGACCGGACGCGGTGGGAGACGTTGATCCAGGTGACGCGGTCGAACGCGATCTCGACGAGCAGCTCGACCCCGTCAACGGGGACCAGTCCGCCCTCGCCGTAGGTCGGAGCCCCGTACTCGGTAGTGCCGAAGGGCAAGGGGACCCCCTTTGAAGTGTCACACCTGGCTCGTACACTGTGAATTCGTGGACACTCACGAACTGGCGTGGGCAGCCGGCTTCTTTGACGGCGAGGGCTGCACCTTCCTGTGCTTCGAAGCCACAGGAGCGACGGCTCGGATTTCGATCAATCAAGCCGAAGCAGGCGTGCAGAGCCTCCATCGGTTTCATGTGGCGGTAGGAGGTTTAGGCCGCGTCTTAGGCCCTTACGCCCCCACATCCGGTCGTCAGCAGCGCATGTACACATACACCTGCAATCGGCTGGATCGCGTGATGACGATCTGCGGGATGTTGTGGCCGTGGCTCGGGCAGCCGAAGAAAGACCAGTTTGCTAGGGCGCTGACCGCCGCGAAGCCGATGCCTCGTCGGCTGTCGGACGGTTCCAAGTCACACTGTCAAAGAGGGCACGAGTACGCCGTCACGGGCAAGACGAAGTGGAACCAATGCCGGGAGTGCATGCGCGCCTATGACCGGCGGCGACGGGCGCACCCAGCTGCGTAGGGTTCCGTCCCGAAGGGCATCGCTAGTTGCTGCTTCGGTAAGGCCCGTTCCGACGTTCCCAGCGGCGGAACGCTTCGACCACGGAGTCGCCGTCAGAGCCGGGGGGCATGTGGATGTTGACCACGACATGCCCTCCTGACCCGCGTACCTGCTCGGGCGTCAGCACGACCTCACGATCCCGGAGGATCGCCAGTCCTTCTCCACCAGGGGTCGGGGCTCGGAACTCGCCGCCGCCGTGGTAGACGCCGACGTGGACGTGGTTGTAGTGGTCCTTGACGATCGACCCACTGAGCTGGGCGTTGGGGATGTGCTTGCCTCGGACCAGCCCGTAGCCCTTGGGTGAGTAGAACATCTCCCGCACGCCCGGATCGTGGGCGAAGAAGTCGAACAGCGCGGAGAGGTTGGCGCCTGTCCCGCCGAAGTCGACCGCCTTGCCGAGGGCGTGGAGGCTGACGTTCCCCGTGCTCGTTCGGGCACCGGGACGAACGGTGGAGTTGACCGAGTACGGAATCCCTGAGCTGGCCGCGTCTTGGATGATCGACTGCCAGCTGTGGCCGACGCGGCTTTCCCCCATCCCGTCGCCGCTTCCGCGGCTGCCGGCACTCGGGTACCCGGTGATGTCAGCGCGGCCGTTGAGACTGCCGACCTTGGCGATGATTGAGTCGAGAATCGGGTGGAGCTGCGGATAGGCGGCCACCAAGGCGTTCAGCTGCGCCAAGAGAATCCCCGCCGCTGCGCCGGCTGTACCGAGGAGCTTGTTCTCTGCTTCCTGGGCGGTGGCGTAGTCGAGTCGGGCCTGCGCTCCCCGTTCCCGAGCGTCGGTCAGTCCCTGCTCGGCGTCCCGCAGGCCGATCTTGGCGTCCTTCAACTGGCCCGCCAGAGTCAGGTCGCCCTCCTGCGCCTTGTTCAACGCGAGCTGCGCGTCGTGCCGTCCGCGCTGGGCGCCCTCCACCCCGAGCTCGGCGTCCCGAACCGCGCGCTGGGCTTCGTCAAGCGCCCTCGCGCCTTCGGTCCCCTGGCCCGTGACCTCGTTCAGCCGGCTCTGGGACTCCTGGAGTTGATCCTGAGCATCGAGGACTCCCAACTGGGCTTCCCGCAGGGA